TCCGCGCCCCCCGTCCGGCGTGATTGACATCTCGAACTGCAATGGATCCACCAAAGCACGCTTGCGATGGCGCTGTTCCTCCAGTTCGCGGCGCAGGGTCTCTTCGCGTTCTTCCTGCGCCTTGCCTGTGGTCTCTTCGGCGCATTCCAGCAGGTCCTGCGGCTCTCCCTTGGTCTCTTCGGCCATGATCTCGGCCATGCGCTGGAGCAGTTCGGGATTCTTGCACACCAGGTGCGCAGGTCGGCAAAGGTCGTGTTTTTCCGTCATCCAGAGGAAGTCCAGGAGTAATAGATTCTCTTTGCCTGGACTAAGGCGGGTTCCACGCCCGACCATCTGGGCGTATAATGCCCTTACCTTGGTCGGACGCAAAACGCAGATGCAGTCTGCTGACGGCTCGTCCCAGCCCTCGGTGAGCAGCATGGAGTTGCACAGCACGCAGCCGGGACCGGCATGGTGGAACCATTCCAGCACCTCGGCACGGTCCTCGCTCTCGCCGTTGACCTCCCTGGCTTCGATGCCACGGGCGTTGAGCATGGAGCAGAACTTCTGCGAGGTGGCGATCAGCGGCAAAAAACAGACTGTCTTTCGGTCGTGCGCAACCTCCTGGATTGCGTCGGCGATGCTGTCCAGGTAGGGTTCCAAGGCGTTGCCGCACTCGTTGGCGGTGTAGTCTCCGCCGCCCGTGTGTTCGATCCGCAGTTCGACCGGCAGCGTCTCGGCCTTGATCGGCACCAGCCAGCCTTCCCGCACGGCGCGTGGCAGGCTCATCTCGAAGGCCACGGTCTCGAAGAACTGGCCAAGGTTGCGCTTGTCGCCCCGGTCTGCGGTGGCGGTTACGCCCAAAACCTTCGCGTCGGGAAAATGCGCCATGACGCGCTGGTAGCTGTCGGACAGCACGTGATGGGCTTCATCTATGATAATATGCGTGTAGTCGCTGGGCGAAATGCGCTCAAGCCGTTTGTCATTAAATGATTGAATAGAGCCTACAGTCACATTATACCATGATTCCTCGGCGGTCTGCTCTGCCTTTTCCACAGCACACCCCAGGCCGGTGGCGGCCTTGAGTTTGTCGGCGGCCTGCTGTAGCAGTTCCGCGCGGTGGGCAAGGATCAGGACGCGCCCGCCACGGGCGACGATTTCCGCCGTCAGGGCGGAGAAAACGATGGTCTTGCCGGTGCCGGTCGGAAGGACTAAAAGAGTTTTCCTTACTGCCTTCCAGTCTGTCAAAATAGCCTGGACTGCTTCTTGTTGGTAAGGTCGTAATTGCATAAAAGGGCTAAAAAAGCCGGGTTTTTTCGCCTGCGCCCGGCTCGCATCAGGAAGCGGGAGGGACCAATTCCCGCTGGCCCTGTCCGGCAGGGGAGAATCGCCAGAACCGCCTGCCGGAGCGAAATGCTGCTAGAACGACTCGAAGTCCTCGGACGGCGCAAGCCAGCGCTTCACGCGGTTGTTCTGCAACTGCTTGCCGGTTTTCGAGCTCGTGAACTCGTTGACCTCGATTTCGCACTCGCCGGAAGCGCCTTGAACCTGGGACCAGTCGGGACGGAACGGCTTGCCTTCTTCGACCTGCTGGCCGATGGCGCGGAAGAACTGGCGGACCTTGTGGATGATGTTCTTGTGGAGAATCAGAAGCTCATCCCAGGTCTTGGCGTTGCCTTCGTCGTCAAAGACCTTGACGGTCAGCGTGACGGTCTTGGCGCCCTGGCACTTTCCATGGTCCATCCAGCCGCGAAGCTGCTTGATCACCTTGAAGTGGTAGTTTCCGGCGGGAAGCAGCGTGAACTCGCCGTCGCCGGTGTCCGGCAGGGCATCGTCGAAGTCGTAGGTTTCCTTTTCCTTGGCGGCGGCTTCCGCAGTCACTTCGTCGGACTGGCGGTACATTTCCTTGCGTTCTTCGTCTGTCATGGAATTATCCTCTCATTTTGTTGATGTTGCGTTGAACCTTGTCCCAGTTTGAAATCAGCTTGTCGCATGTTGCGTCGTTGTAGTTGTGCAGGTCTCCGGCGGCATCGGAGGGCAGGATGCCCATCTTGCTCACCATCGCGGCCAATTCGGTCTGTTTCACACCGGCGGTCACCAGAAGGTCGCAGAGCTTCGACTGCCGCTCCGAGAATGGCTTGGCTTCGGGCTTGGCCTCCGGCTTGGCTTCCAGCACGGGCTGGTCGTCCACCGGCTCCGGCGTCTCCTTCGCATGGGCGGGACCGGCGACTTCTTCTCGGGGATCGATAGTCTGGAAGATGCACGCCAGCAGGTGCTCGATCCCGGCGTCGTTGGCCTTGATGGTCGGCTTGAGACTGGCGTCGCGGCTCTTAGCGTCGTACCATGCGGTGTGCCCGGAGCAGATAACGCGCTCCTGAGATACTGCCCGCGTTTTCTCGCCGTCTTTAACCAGATCCGTCTCGTACTTATAAAAGAGCAGAAAATCACACCACTCCTTAAGCAGCGGGCACGCCTTCTTGCTGAGCTTAAGTTCCCAGTGGTCGTAGGTGCTCATCTGCTCCGGGTTATCGACCTTGCGTTGCACGGCGTGGGCGCAGAACAACACGCCCATGCCCGTGGCGGACTGGAACTGCGCCAAGCGGTCCAGCAATTGAGCAAAAACGTCTGCAACTAGGTTGTAACCCTGCCCGTAGGCGACTTCGCCAAGCGCCTTGACCTTGCGATCGGCGCAGACGTGATTGATTACCAGCTGTTCCAGCCAGTCGGCGGTGTCCAGCACCAGCGTCTTGTAGTCGGCGTGGTCTTTTTGGAGTTCGTCTAGGATGGCTTTCAGCTCGGCTAGGCTGCCGGGGCGTGGAATACGGTCAACGTCCATGCGGCTGCTGCCGCCTTCAAAGTCGATGAAAATCGGTTGCGGAAACTTACTGGCCAGGGTGGTCTTGCCGATGCCCTCCGGTCCATAAATCACGACCTTCGGCGGCTTCCATTGCTTGCCTTTCTCAATTTTAATCATGGGATTCTCCTGTTGTGTGTGTTGTTAGAATTGCTCCAGCTCGTCGTCTGGAGCGGGTTTCTCGGCGGGCTTGCGCAGGTCTTCCAGGACCTGGCCGTCCTCGATGATGATGTCGCAGGTGTCGTCGTCCGCAACCCGCGTGGCGATGGCCTGCATGTTGTTCTCGGTCAGCCAGTCGCGGAGCTTGGACAATTGCGTGCGGTCGAAGCACTCCAGCTGGTCCAGCAGCACGAAGCCGCACTTGGGCTGGAGCTGACGGACGATGGAGATTGCCACGACAATTCGCTCCATGCTGGACATGCAGTCCCACTTGGATCCGTTGTACACCAGTTCGCCGGCCTCGATGGACAATCCAGGCAGGGGCATTTTCACGGAGTTGAGCAATGACATTCGGCGCTGCCTCACATCATCCACGGCGCGTCCTGCGGCGGCATATTCGGCCTCGGCCTGTTCCGCCTCGTCGAGCGCCCTGGCCTTCTCCTGGTTGGTGCGCACGCGGGAGTTCACCGCGTCGATCTGCTCCAGCTCGGCGTTGATGGCGGCGGTGTCCACGTCCTCGCCAATGGGCGTGGCTTCAATTGCGTGCAGATCTACCTCATCTGACCGCAACTCAGCATGTTCGGCTTGGATTAAGTTCTGCCATTCTACAATCCTTGCATTGTGGATGGCAATGCGGTCCTTCAGCTGCTCAATGCGGTCGCGCTGCGCCTGGTGCTTGGCGTTCTCCGCCAGCGCGTCCTGGAGCTTCCGGCTCATTTCCGCTGCCGAGAGAGGTGCGTCCGGCGCATCCGGATACTCCGGCAGTTCATCGGCGTAGTGCCTTTTCCTCTCCGCCTCGCGTCCGGCCAACAGGCGCTCGTCCGCGCGTTTTCGTTCCTCGTTGTCCAGGGCAGTGAGTTCGGCCTCGATGCCCAGCGTGTCCAGCAGCGTCTTGGCCTTTTCCTTACTGGAAGCGTTCAAGAATTTCGGCAAGTCCAAGGCGAACTGCGAGATAAACGAGTTGAGCAGCGTCTGTCCGGCCTTCTTCCCGCTCGGGTCGGTAACCTTCAGGTCGAGGTTCTTTCCGCTGCGGGTGACCACCAGGCCGTTGGACAGGGTGATTTCCATCTTGGCCGGGGCCATGCCGTCGCGGTTCTGCGGTTCGGAGGGACGGTATTTTTCGCCTCCGAGGGCGTAGCAGATGGCGTCCAGGACGCTGGTCTTGCCCTGGGCGTTCGCACCGCCCAGGACGGTCAGGCCGTCCGACGGCGTAATATCCACGGCTCGCACGCGCTTGATGTTCTGCAGCTGCAATTCTGCGATCTTGACGGGATTATCCATTGATTAGCGTCTCCAGGTCTGAGAGTTTAACGAGTATGCGCCTGCCAACGTGCGTGGCGTTGAGCTTACCGCTGGCGATCCAGCGGTGCGCTGTGGAGATTCCGATGTGGAGCGACTTGGCCGCCTCCCGGAGGGTGACGGTCCGGCTGTCGCCCTGGGCGGTCAGCTCGCGGCGGAGCTGGTCGGCGGAATAGCCGGGTATCGCGTCGGCGATTTCGAGGATTGATTTCAGGAATGTACTCATTGTGGGTGTGAGGTTTGGGTTTGGAAGGGAAGGAAAAGGCCCGGCGTGCGCTATTCCATAAGCAACACGATTCAACCACCTGCGCCGAGTCCGCAGAGACGGGCGGACGCCGCCGGGCCAAGAGAGGGCGCGGGGGTATGCCGAGTACCAGTCTGCACGGTCCGGGCGGCAGAACGGGTCGCCTGGACTTCCCCCGCGCTTGGTTGTTATGGGTCTTCGAGCTTGCGCCGGAACTCGCGTTTGGCGTGCTCGATCGCGGCGTATGCCAGCCCGACGCAGAAGGGTACGAGGTCGAGCCAGAATGCCAGGCTCAGGAACAGTTCTGTCGTATGTCTCATGGCGGTGCTCCTTAGTTGGCTGGCTAGAAGTCCTCCTCCTCCTCCCTGACGACGCACTCGCGGCGGTCGAGCGCCGCCAGTTCGTCGGCGGAGAGGGGGGAGTTGTTTAGGGCAGAGGGAGCTGCTGCTGCGGGTTGCTGGTAGGTATTACCAGTAGGTAAATTCTGGGCAAAAATTCTATCGTGGGCGTCGGCCAGGATGTGGCGAAGCACGTCGCTTCGGGTGCTGTGGCGCATCGCGGTTCGGAGCATGTCGATCTTCTGAACCTCTTCATCGGTAGCTGAGAACGAAATGATCATCTTCTTTTCTCCTTGGTTTTGTGTTGCGGTTTCTTCCGTCGTTTACCTTAAGATAATACCTCTTGGTAATTTTGCAAGCGATTTTTATTAAAATTTCTTAAAAATTTTTAAGAGCATTCATAATGTGCTATATTATAATAATTTACAAATCTTAAATTTTAATAAAATACTACCATGTCGCTATCCGAACAAGTGAAATTCGCCGTCGTCAGCGAACGGAAGAACGATGAAACCTTGCAGCGCATCTCGGAAAAGTTCCACATTCCGCAGAGCCATGTGGCGAACCTGCTGAACGGCAAGCGCTCCTTCGAGGGAATCACCCTGGGGACATTCGACCGCATGTTTCCGCACGCCACG